CATAATGCCATTCATTAGTGTTTGTGTATCATCCATGTTTTCTGCAATACCAACACCAAAGAATGAGTATGGGTTCAGTTCGTATGGCGCAGCAGCATATGGAATTTTAGATGGCTTGAATGGATTAAGAACCATGCGAAGTAGTTTGCCATTACAAATCCAGACGTTGGCTTGCAGTTCGTCAAACTCTTTCAAGTCTTTTGGAATATCTACACCCTGCTCTTCAAGCAAGTCTGTATCCACCATGCCCCAATACTCAAGCACTTCAAAGCGGTCAACGCCATGCTCTGGTGCATAGTCAGCCAAGTCATCTTCCCAGTATTGCTTGGTGTAGTTCTCACCCATAGCAATTACTTCATTAATAACTTCACCAGGAAGTATGGACGCTTCTTTAGGTTACGCAGTTGTGTACGTGACATCTTATGACGTTCAATTACATACTGTGCTTCATCCATGTTGTTTGCATCTGGGTCTGGATAGAAGTTCCAAACAGATACATGGTTTACTTGTGGCACTGTTTTAAACAATGGGTCATACTCACCATCGTCATTCCAGTTAGGGTATTCTTTGTCGAGGGCAAATGGCCCCTTCATAACACCAGTACCAAATAATGCCATCTCAAATGCAGCATTACGCAGATGTTTATTTGCACCTGACTCTTCTAGCTGGTCATGTATTTTCTTTTGCATTTTCTTTGCAGCAATCATAGCTGGGCTAAATGCAATAGCGGTAGGTGTTTTACCCGGACCTTCTTTTAGTTTATCTTGTACTGGCTCAAGTTTGTTTTCCAACACCCCAAGTTTTTCTTGAAGAGTTTGTGCCGTGGCACCTGCTGGGAAGTCCATGCCATCCCCTGCAAAACCGTAGGGACTGGAAAGAGCAGTTTCACCACGCAATTGTTCTGGTTCTTGAGGGTCAAAATGTACATCGGCAACCACACCTTCAGGCAACTCCGTTGGTTCTACAGATAAAGGAAAACGCTGGTTAGCAAACAGAACATCAACAATCTGCCCGTATGCTGCCAGCGTTTTAGTTTTTGTTACTTTAATAAATACTCGTGACTTCTCAGATTCAGTAAACTGAACATCTGGCCCATACAAACCACGATAGTTGCGATATGCTTTCAGCCAACGCTGTTCATCATCATAACGATAGTCTTCAGATCGTTTATAACGCTCTAGTACAAATGGAATAATATTACTTACGTCTACGTCTGAAACAGATGTATCCTCACTATCTTCTAGTGCGATAGCATCATCTTCAATCATGATTTCATCTTCATCCATAATGTTTATCCTTAGTATCCAAAGGTTGCGTCTGCTACTTGCATACCGCCACCGGGTCTACCCATTGGGTCATAATCAAATATACTAAACCTTGGTCTGGACATTATACCATACCTTAACGCATCGTACAAGTGGTCTTCCGATTTCGTGTCAATATCTTCTGGATTTTTCTTGTCCAGAGGAATGGACGGTAGCTGGGCAACGAGGTTTGTGCAAGTATCAAAGAAAACAAGTCTAGGCTCCTCTGTAAATTCATCTATTTGTAGTCTACGGTGTATCTCGTTTTTACCAGCTACCCGACTACCTCTACTTCTATCTGATGGTCGCCAACGACAACCTCTACTAATCATTTGCTCTGCAAGAGAAGGCCCAGTATCACCACGCTTATGCCAAAGAGAACTATCCAGAACGCCGTACTTAATATTGCCATCTTCCGCTTCCAAATCCAGAATCATATCTGCCAAGTCTGTGGCAAGGACTTTAGAAACGTAGAGTTCTCTATATACCACAAGTTGTTCGCTAGGCGCAACGGCAAACCAAACAACAGCACTATAGCTACCGTAGCCATAGTCGCAAGCACGAAACTTAACCCAGTTACTAGGGATACGATAAGGCTCGACAACATGAACAGAGCGATCAAACTCAGTGAATGCCGCACCTTCTTTGATATCCCAGTCACCTTCAAGAAGTTGTCTACGTTGCTGCTCTGGAAGTGATAAGAGCATGGCTTCGTAATCTCCTGCTTCCGCAAGGTATGGATTATCAGCGAGTCTTGCCGGAATAAATCGTCTTTTAAATAAAGGCTTTCCAGCCTTGCTATGTCCTGCGGGGTATCGCAAGACTTCTGTTGTTTCAATATCTGTTGCATCGAAGGCTCTATTATATGGCGAAGGGTCAATGAACATCTTCTTAACCCAGTGATGACCTCTTCCGCCGGGGTTAGTCGTAGCCCTCATAAAAATTGGCAAATCTGGTGCAGTGGACCGTAGACGTGACCGCATATAATTCCATGCGTATGGCGATTGCCACTGCGTCAATTCGTCAAAGCCTATCCAGCTAAAAGCTAGACCCTGATAGCGCAGGACATCTTCATCTCTGTCTAGGTATGACATCCACAATCTCGCACCAGATGGCGCAGTCCACTGCATCTTTCTTTCTGACCACTTGATGCCGGGCCAGATTTCTGGGTATAACTCCTGCGACTTGAAGATAAGTTCTCTTAGTTCTTCTGTCGTGTGTCGCAAGAGCAATCCAC